GTCTCTATTTTATCCATTTAATCCAAATTCTTTCATGTATGTAATGAACCGCTGTCAAAACCAAATGAATGATAATAGCGTCACTTAATCCTGTCCATAAAGCAGTTATCAATAAAGCTGTTATTCTATAAGATAAAGTTCGGAGAATGGTTCTTCGATGACTTTCAATCATATCTTTTGCACTTTGATGTTACACTTTTCTAAAAATTTAATACCATCTTCACTACGATAGGTGTTACGATAATATACTGAATTTATACCTGATTGGTGAATTAACTTTGCACAATCTAAACAAGGTGCATGGGTTACAAACATTGAAGCACCTTCACTTGAATTGGTTGACCTTGCTATTTTAGCAAGAGCATTTGTCTCAGCATGTAGAACTTCTGGTTTTGTTTTGTGAACCATAGTATCATCAGACATTGGTACATATTCTTCACACACATTCGACCAGCCAGATGGCATGCCGTTGTAACCAATACCAATGATTGTATTGTCTTTTACTACAACACAACCAACCTGTAAACGCTTTGCTGAAGATAATTTAGAATATACTTCAGCTGCATTTATATGAGCATCGATGTATTTCTGTTTCATCGGGAATTAGTTTTTTTCTCTTTGATATTTGGTGCTGGTCTTGAAGCAGTCAATTCAGCATCAATCATCATTTTTTTGAATTGACCTGGATTTTTTCCAGGCATACTCGCCAACAATCGTTTGACTGTCTTTGAAAGTTTGAAGTTTTTATCAGGTTTCATAATGTAATCCTATCACATAGTTAATATTATAGAGGCAAATGTGGGTCTTGCGACCCACACCTGATTAAGCTACTTTCTTCTCTTGCAGAAGTTGTGGCTTAAATTCTTTCAACTCATTACCGATTTCAATCTTACGAGGTTTTTTATGTTCTGGAATAATATTTTCCAAACCAATTTTAAGAATACCATCTTTGAACTCGGCACCTTTCACCTCAATAGTATCGGCAACAGTCAATGATTTTGTGAATGACCTTGTGCCTATGCCACGGTGTAAGTAAGTTGCTTCTGTTTCTTTGTCTTGCTTTTCGCCCTTAATTGTAAGGGTGCCGTCTTGCACGGTAATTTCGATTTCATCTTTAGTGAAACCGGCCACAGCCAATTCAACAACATAACGAGATTCGTCAAGTTTTAGAATATTGTGTGGTGGGAATGAAGTGGTTGCTTTTTGAATGTCGGAACTCAAAAGCCTTTCTACATCATCAAAAAATCTCTCAAAGCCTAGCGTTGTGTGGGCAAGTGGCCCAAATGAAATACGACCTAATGTCATATAATCTCCTTTATTAAGCGAGTTACAAAAATGCGACCCCTAAGGCATCGCACCTTTATTTATATCAGTTTTTAGTATTCTTGTGGTTTTTTGCCTATGTTATACTTTGCAATTAAATCCCACTCATCTTTTTCTTTAAACGAAATGATTTTAATCTGATGAAGTGGTGCTATATTGTCTTCTAAAATCTTAGGGTTCAATATCTTTACTAGACCCCATTCTTCCAATAACTTAGCAATTGCGTTTCTACGCTGAATATCATTCTCTGAAATGTTAGATGGTTTTCCGTCTAATGCAAATAGTTCCTTGAAATGAACCACATAATAACGACCTTGTTTGTGTAAAATGTGGCATGACTGATAAAGAACTTTCTCTTTGCGAGAAGACACACCAATTCGGGTAAGTGTTTCTCTTACCTTCAAAAAGTCGTCCTGTTCGTTGAATTTCACTTCAACAAACTGTGTCAAATCTACCATGTTACTTCCTCAATCCACCTATATCGGTTTGTTCTTTTAATTGTTGGATTTGTTCTTTGCTTAGTAAACGGAATGCCTCACGGGCTTTTGAATCGGAGAAACCATAGAATTGCTTTATACATTCTAAATCGTCACTTTTCTCAGATTTTATCCACTTCGCAAACGGCCTTTTCTGTGACCGCACGGTATTTAGTAAAAAGTCAAATTGCAACTTTTTATCTAGGAAATGACGCTGGTTCATTTCATTTGCATACATTAAACAATCTTTATGATAGGATAGAGACCTATTCACTAAGAATGGCGCATAGTCCTTCTCAGTTATTTCATCTACAATAAGTTGTTTTTTGTTCTGTAATATTGCATTTACATAGTCAAATGGATTACTCATAATTAATAAACTTTCTCACCATTGTTAGTTACCCATTTAATACTGAAACCTACATGAGATATATCATTTGAACTTAAATCTAGTTGCCTCTCTGCTTCTTTTGCAACCGTTTCAGGTTCTAATTCATAGATTTCTAAAACATTTAATGGGAATTCTTTTTCAAAAACTGCACAATATATTTTACTATTTCTAGTTATTCTTTGCAAAGACTTTTCACGCTTATCAACCGGACTTTTAAACATACGGTCAAACTGAAAAGAGCCTTTTTCAAAACAACTTAGGTATTCATAACAGATACTAGAATCTTGCATATCATAGGCATCTGGTTCATGTTTAGTTTTATGCACCTGATGACCTAAGATATTTGCTACAATCATTTCTTTGATAAAGCCAGGTTGAAGTATATTATTATATCCACTTTTCTTGGCAATATCTTGAGCTTCTACTATAAGAGATACAATTCTTTCAACATCACTCATAACACCTCTTTGATAAAATCATTATACTTTATAACTTTAACTTTTGGTGTATTCATTAAATCTCTATATTCTGGAGACAGATAATAATCTAATAATGTCCATGCTTCACCAGCACAAACAATATAAGCCTTTTCATAACCATATCTATCACAAGCCGTTTGTAACATCAACTGTTCATATGGTATCTTTTCTTCAGCGGTGCCTCCGGTGTTTTGGAGTTTAGCAGATATCAAAACCTTAATGTCATCAACACACACATCAATGATATGTTTACTGCCTGTTGGTTTATCACCAATGTATTTTTGTGGCGTAACATACTCAAACTGCTCTTTCATCATCGTGGTCAGATGGTCTTCAAAAACTTTAAAGTTCTCAAACGGATTATATGGTATCTCTTCACCCCAAAGATTTAAACTCATAACATCCTTATTAGTCCAATTGTATCGATTGTTGTTAATAACATGTAGTTAGCCAACATACCGAATGATTTCCTAGTATAAGCAGCCCAAGCATACATAGCACAACCACAAATCCAAATAGGGTAAAGTATAATAAGTGGAGGATTTGGGACGGTAAGTGCCATAGTAATGCTACAACCAATACTGATAGCCCAAGCAACGAGTTCAACCAAAAAACGAAACTTGTGAGATTTCCAATCATCTTTAATCCATTCTATTGTTGGCTGAAAAAAGTCTATCATGCAAACTCACAGTTCACCATCAACTCAGTCAAGCAAGCAACAAGGTTTATTTCGGGGTCAGCCACAAATGCACTCTTGTATTGATAGTCAGCAATAATTAATACGGCTTGTGGAATAGATTGTGGTTTCATTGTCTCATAAAGAGCATCATATAATTGACGGAACACCACATTCGCATCCATATCACAGGTTGCAGCCCATTTACGAATAGCGCCAAAATCTTTACCTTTGATATACTTCACAATTTCATTGATTTGAACATCACCAATTTGTGATAGAATACCAGCATCGATTTTACCAAACTGTGAATATCGTTGAAGTTCATTAAGAACCCTACGGAAGTCAGGAAAATGTTTCTTAACAACCTCAGCAATTACTTTATCGTCATACTCAACGGCTTCACTTTGTAAAACAGATTGAAGACGCTTAAAGAATTGAGCTGCCATTGTGGCCTTCTCATTATTCTTTAAATTGAAATCAATGACAGCACAACGACTGTGAATTGGGTCAATGATTTTAGATTTGTAATTACATGTAAAGATGAAAGAACAGTTACCTGAAAACTCTTCGATAGCATTTCGCAAAATAGCTTGTGCATTGGGAGTTAGGTAATCTGCTTCATCAAGGATGACCACTTTTCTTCCGCCAGTTAATGACATTGAAGAAGCATAGTTTTTGATTTTGAATCGAATAGTATCAACACCATTCTCATCAGAACCGTTGAGAATCATAAAATCACACCCAACCTCATTACACATGGCTTTGGCGATGGTAGTTTTACCAACACCAGCACCGCCACTTAGTAAGAGATTAGGAATGTTTTTCTGGTTGACATACTCCTGAAAAGGTTTCTTCAAACGCTCGGGAAGAATACACTCTTCTACGGTTTTAGGACGATATTTCTCCGTCCACAATAAATGTTCCATTCACACACCTCATAATATAAAATAAAAAAATCAGTCTTTTTCGTTAAGACGAGCAACAACATCAAGGAGTGGTTCATCAATCTGCCATGTGTTACCATTCAAACCAAAAATATTGGTTGTAGTGGAAACTTCGTTTGTGTCTGGATTAACATAGACTGCTTCCCAAACTGATACCACATGAGCAGGATTAATGGCTATCGAATCACTAGCATTTCCTTTAAAAGCATTTTTAAAGAATTTAACTGCCATATTAATTAGCCTTTTCAAACTTAGAACCTTGCTCTGTTGTAATCCAATATTGCAAAGGTTGTGTTTTGTGTTTGTAGTGTGAAATACCTTTTGAAGAGATGGCAACATCATAAGAACCAGCCAAAATCTTAGTTAGGTTTTCTGTTTTAAATACCATACGATACTTACTACCATCACCTTCACCAATTTCAAGAGCATCGGTGTGAGCAGAATC